CTTAAAAACATAATCATGTACATCGCAGGGCATCTCCACTACGGCTGAACCGTTGTATGCGAAAAACCCGTTATAGCCCATCCAGAATGCGCCCTCATCGATAGCTATTGCGCAGTGCCGGCTTATCGCTCCACAGGCTGTGCCTACCCTCTCAAATCCGTAAACCACGGGAGGACCGCTGTACGTAGCCGCATGAGCGTCTGTGGTGGTCAGGATTAGTGTCCTACCTCTGGTGTTTATGCCTAACTGTATTTCACCGTTTGACTGTAGCTCAATGTCGCCCGCTTGGTTTAGTGCTGTTGGGGTCCAGTCAGTGTTATCTTCACGGTCACACCACTGCACCTTGCGAGGATTACCGCCTGCACCTAGAGCAAACAAAAATCGTTCTTCAGTAACCACTAAAGCGCTGTTGTTGGTTGGGGCATTAGAAATCGTTGCGGCAGGATTGGATGTGTTTAGAGCCCACTCGTATAACTTGCCATCACTATTGGCGCACGCTACTAAGTATTCGCCCCAAGTATCTACCGCCCATGTTGTAGCCTCTAGGCCAATATTATTATTAGGGCGCTCAACACCAAACAAACCTAACCCAAAATAATACCCGCCAAAACCAATGTTAGGTTCAGAGTCAATTGTGCCAACAGTATAGCCGGCAGGGGTAATATCGGTTTTTACGCCCACACCGGAAATGTGCCACAACTTGTTATATGTGCCTGCGGCAATGTGGGGATTAGAGCTATTGTCTACCCAACTAACTGATCCTCTGGCCGGAGCCGCTATGTTAATATCAACCGGACTCGCGCTGTTGGTAATATCCTGACGCTTTTGCCATCCACCAATAGGGCGAACGGCATTATTCTCCCAACGTATAAAGTTGGCATCTCGCCATCGATTAGCTGACTCTAGATCAGTACCGTGCCTGTAAACTCCCGCAGGAATTTTTAAGCTAATTAAAGGCATTTTACTTCCTCATGTTCATTATCTTGTCAGCGCCCTTAATACCAAAACTGGCAGACACTGCGATAAACAATAAATATTGATACCAATCAGGCAGATTATTTAATGCGGCAAATGCCTGCTCAACTCTATGTATTATAGTCATGTCATCTACAACTATTGCATAGCCAATAAAGAACAGGGGCAAGCTTAGAATAATCGAAAAAAATTCGTCTTTCCATGATGAAGCGGAAGCGTCTGCCATCTTTGCTTCCCAGTCAGCATCATTCTGAATCACATTCATTTTAGCCTCATGCTTTGCCTTTGCCTGCTCTGCTTTGTTTTTCAAAAAGCCGCCTGCCAAATCTGCAATAGGGCCGATTAATAATTTCAACATCACAGCACGCCTTTCTCAATTAAAAATAATCCAATAATTAAAGGGTAAATACCCCAGAGCATAATTTCGGTTTTCTTAAAACGCTCACCGCCTTGATCCAGTCGCTTCTCTATGCCTTGGCATCGCTCATCAATGACCTGCATCCTTACAGCGCACTCGCGCTCATGTGCCTCAAGCTTCAAAAGTGCCTCCCTAACTGTTGCCATTGATCGCTCCTAGCAGTGTCGCAAAAATTTGATAGCTTGCGTAAGCCAATACAATAATTCCACCTACTTGCACGCTATTCCAAAAGAATGCTTTGCGCTTTCTCTCTTGCGCGTAAATAGTTTTCTCTCGCTTCTCTCTGATACTTCGCCTGAGAGCCGTGAGCTCGTTATAGCCCTCTGGTCCGTACTGGTACATAAGCAAAGTGCGGAGCTCTTTTTCTTGGGCCTGAATTTTTTTCTGGTGAGCATATATCTGCATTGCTTCCTGCTCAACAGATTGTGATGCAACAATTTTCTTAAATAGGGGTGGGTTTTCTGCCCTTCTCTGACATTCATTTAAATCACTTACTGCTCCGTACCAACGCCCTACTTGCGTCAAGGTATCCTCAACATCGCGCCCTGCTTCAACCATGCGCTTAATTGTGCCAAACGCATTAGTGGCTATACTAATTGCAGTAACCGGATCGATCATATTACGCCTCTAGCAAAGCTTTTAATGCGTCAGTGTCAGTGCAATCATCAACTGGATTAGTCAAATCGCGCAGTCGTTGTTTTTCTGCAACAATAGGCGCAGTATCTTCACCAGATTCTAATGCTCTCTGGAATGCAACATCTTGCGCTTCAAGTAATGGCTTGCGCTTTCTGCGTATGCTTTCCTTTGTAATGTTTTTTGCTTTATCTAAGTTAACAGTAATCATTCGGGAAAATCCTCTGGCAGTTCAATTTCTTCACCATCGTCAAACCACTCAGCAGGGGGCGGGTTATTGCTTCCTGCACCAAAATCAGCACCTACACCAGAGTCGCATATAGAAGGATCAATTTCCCACGCATCTCTAAAGGTTCGATCAGTAGGCACTTCGCTATCTTCTACGATTTTGTATGGCACATTAGGGTCAACATCCTTTTGCGCTATCTGCTCAACAGTTAATCCGCATTTGGTGCTAGGCGACATTATTGCCACGCCCACGTTTACGCCATCTACTATTATTGGGTGTAATATTTTCATTATCTAAATACCGCTATGTGCATATTGTCTCTATCAGTAAAGCCGCTATCCAAATCTTCATTGTCAACATAGAAATTAGTGGTACTTGTTGTGTGAACCTGTGCCGCACAAACCCCTGTTGTATAACCTGTTGATCCCGCTGTGACTTGTACTGAGTAATAACTGTTAGGCATTGTGTTAGTAAAATAAATGCGAGAACGGCCTGTGCCTAAATCACTGATTGTGCTAAACCCTTCGTCATCACGCCATGAATGAGTGCCAATCATTTCGTAACGACCCCATGCTCTACAGGCAAAAGCCATTGCATTAGAGCCGTACCTTGCGTTTACATAGAAATCACCATTAGACGAAAACTGGAAGCCATTTCCTCCTACTTGGTTTCCTCGCGTATGTATAACATCGCCAGAGGTGCTTCCTAAATAAGTGTTCGTAGCGTAGATGTAGCAGTTACCTACGCTTGACTGTATATAGAAGTCACCACTTCTATAGGCAGTGCGAGTACCGCTGTCGTTGTAGAAGTAGCCAGTAGAGCCGTCATCGTTTGCGTAGATTCTGTCGGCTTTCATGTAATTAGCAGTGATGTTTCTTGAAGCATCTATTACTAGACTGCCTGCACCAGTGCCGCTAGAAGGTTTGACTAAGAAGTTATCGAATACAGCTTTATTGCCTACTACGCTGGTGGTTGATTCGGTGCTTCCAAAAATAAAAGAATTACCAGAACCGTAGGATTGAACATCTGAATGGTAATAAGATATCTTTCCTACTTGTGCATACGACCCTGCTTGATAGTCACTAAATTCAACATGAACACCTTGGGCATTTGTATGTGAGTGTAGTTTTAAGGCGGTATCTTCTGTTATGGTTACTGTAGAATCTGCAACTACCCCACCAAACCCATTTATATAATATAGGCTTGTTGTTCCACCGCCATCCCAGTAAATGTAATTACCATCACTTCGGGCAAATGGACCTGATGCTCCATGCCGAATCATTGGCTCATTCCAACTTGTGTTACATTGAACAGTTCCGTCTGTTTCTATAAGCCCCCCAGAATAAAACTTATGTACTGGCGACCCTGCGACACTATTAAATGCCATGTAGTTATCATCACCAGAGCCAACTCCGTTATATTCAAGTGACATACCTGATGTAATGCTTGTTGCAGTGCTTTCCGAAAACTGCAAAACAGGCCGTAAAGAATTAGAGCCTACAACAGCAACTATTGTTTGATCGCCAGACGTTCCCGTTCTGTATAAAGGGACAAATCCAGAAACATCCTCTTTTACCAGTACATCGTCATTACCTTGATGCCATACAGTATTCGCAACACCACCAATACTTAACGATCCGGAACTAAGGTCAATAGCACTGTTAGCGTTATTGGTTAAGGCTCTCATGTGTACGTCTGCCGTACCGCCAAATCGAATGCCATCGTTCGGCTCTAAACTTATACCATCAGTAAAGGTTATTCGATTAGCCGCTGTGTCAGCCGCATCTGATCGCAAAAAGCTACTGGCTTCAATGCCGTCAACAGTATCAGCGTCTAAGCCTGAGCCAGAGCCATCAACTGTTTTTATAGCCGTTAATATTTCTGCCGCTGTTTGGTCAGCAGTAGCCCCTGCTTCAATACCGTCTAATTTGGCACCATCTACAGATAGATCACGCCCATCAACAGTAGAGCTTGCGGCCATAACAATATT